ACATAATTTCATATTCCCCCAGTTTAATCCTTTTTTATAGTTTACTTTGTTTTTAACTTCTAAAACTATTGCAAATTCCATTGTGTTTTTTACTATTTTAGCTTGTGTATCATCTTTTATTGATAAGCACAATTCATCATGTATCTGTATCTGTGGTAAAATACCTTGTTCATACAAATCTACCATAGCTTTTTTAGTCATGTCTGCCGCACCTCCTTGGATCAATCTATTTAAAGCTTTGTAAGTAAACGCTGGAACATAATGCCTATCAAAATGTTTCATGTAATCAGCCGGAATTTTATCATCTTTGTATTTTTCTGTAACTTCAGCTTGATAAGCCTGTTTTGCTTTTTCTTCCGTATACAAAGGCACTGGATCAAATCTATTAATCTCATTATTCCAATGCTTATCTGTAGTTTCAAATTTATCAAACCTACAAAATCTATCATGTAGAGTAAATAATAATCTATTGTCAGAAGCAAACTCAATTAGATCTTGAGATAGTTGTCTTACAAACGGGACTTTAGCGTGATACTCGTCAAACAATTTCTTTGCACCCATTCTATCTAAACCTAACTCGGCTTGTAGTTTTAATTTACCCATACCATAGAAAAGTCCTAAATTAATTGTTTTAGCTTGTGTTCTAGATATTTTTGCCATGTCAGCAACAATTTGATGAAAGTCTGCATCTTCTTTATCAAATTCATTTTTAAGGTCCGTGGTCCCTGGTAATCCTAACTTGATTGCGTAGTGCACAACGATTCGTGGTTCTTGTTGCGAGTAATCAAAACTACCCCATTCACAACCTTCTTCCGGTGTAAATAGTTCTCGCATCTTTCGACCTATAAAACCTTTAGAAGGTATTTGTTGTAAGTTAGGGTTACTCATAGAAAATCTACCAGTCACCGTCCCACCTTGATCCGATCTAATCTGGTTGATGTCAGCATGAATCCTGCCCTTATGAACATAGCCTAACAGTCCATCAATAAAAGTATTTACAGTCTTATCATACTCTCTAGCTTTCGCGATCATACGTAGACATTTATTCTTATGTGTTTTTAAATAATCTTTTGGCAGTTGTGGCATCTTAGATTTAGGAGTTACTTTGTAATCTTTAATATCTAATTTTTCTAATAGAACTTTAATAGAAGCTGAAGCCCATAAATCTATCTTGATACCTGTTTTATTTTTAATAGCTTGGACAACTTGATCTCTTCTTTTTGTCAAATGTTTACCAAAAGCTGTAGCTTTTTCGACATCTATTTTAACGCCTTTAAATTTCATGTCAACCAGACAAGGAAATAATTTAGTTTCTAATTCAAATATTTGTCTACAAGTTTTATCTTCTTTACTTCCATCTTCATGAACTCTTGTATATAATACTTCATCCAATTTTTTATTAAACAAATTCCATAACTTTAAAGTTAAGTCTACGTCTTGCTTTGCATAATCTTTAACAATAGATGCAGGCAATTTGTGCATGTTAGACATAGGATCTTTGACCATACCTCCAGACCATTCTAAAGTTTTATTTTGTAAATCATATTTATATTTAGTGTCATTTAAATAATCTTTAGACAAAGAATCTAGAGAGTATTTAAATCTATTCTCATCAATTACAGATGCTGCAATCATGGTATCAACTAATCTACCTTTCATCATTTTGCCAGTGACTGCTCTAATCCAACAGACATCGTACATTGCATTGTGAAATACTTTGGTAATCTTTTCGTTTTGAAATATTCTATCATTTAAAACTTTCCATATCTGATCTTGATCAATGCTTTCTGGATCTATGTCAGAATGATTTAATGGAAAATAAGCTGTGTCTTTACCGGTTGCAACTGCAACTCCTGTAATAAATCCTTCTCCTCTAACTGCACCTAAACCTTTTGTTTTAAGGCCTGGATCCCAGGTTTCTATATCAACTGCTACTGTATGAACGTCTGTTAAGTCTAGGTCTTCTGGTCTATTACACATTGTAGTCCCTTTCTATTATCATTTCTAAGTAATGAATTGCTTTTTGTATGTCTTCTTTCTTTCCCTTCGAGGCATGTCTACAAATATACTTGATTGCATTGCCTTCTGCAAATAGAATCTTATTTTTGTTTATAAACTCTGAAGGTTGGATCTTATAATTTTGGTAATGTGATCCTGCTACTTGTTTGTCATACGCACTCATATTATCTAACTCCTAATGTAAATTTATCTTTAGATGCTATGCTCCAACAGTCCATTCTGCCTCTGCTGTAAGCAACATACTTTAGTCTTAATTGTGTGAAGTAATCTTCTCTTCTTGTAACTGTTAAATCTACAATAACATTGTCAAAAGTCAGTCCTTTTACTTTATGTATACTTGCATACTTAACTCTTACTTCTCCATCTAAATCAAAACCCTGTCTTAATATCTTTTCAATATAAAGAATACGCTCAGCATCTGTTTTAGTTCTTATTGTTGAGAAGTCTTCATAGCCTGTAGTCTCTGGCTTTAAATATTTTTTAACAATTAAATAATCTATTGAGTAGTCTTGGTTAACCCATTCCTCAAAACATTTAGGGTCTCCTTTACCGTGCATAATAACTTTACTACCAATGTAAGTCCAAAAATCTTTTATTTGTTTAAGAGACATTGGTGTACCTTTTATAAATTCTTGCCATAACTTATGACATCTAAGTTCTTTCTTACTAACATGAGGTTCGGATCCTACGTAAGCATATTCAATTCCATATGTTCTAAAAAAGTTTTTAATTGCAATGTCACTGGGTTTACCTCTGTAAGTAAATAAAAATGTTTCATTAGTATTTTTTATTTTATCCAACAGTATATCCAATGCACTAGATTTATTATTTAGACTTGGTAAATAGTGATGAGTGCCAATAACACCTTCCGCTGGTTTCCATACACGGTCATAACCATATTTTCTCCACACTGGTGCAATTATCTTTTTACATATGTCATTAATAGTTTTACCACAACGATACCCTTGTTCTAGTTGCTCTGCATTTTTAGATAAAGTGTGAAAGTAATTTGGGTTAGCTCCAGCAAATTCAAATATAGTTTGATCAGCATCCCCTACAAAATAATAATGACCTTCTTTTGTATTAAGTGCCATCTTGTTTAGTGCCTCTAATTGCGGAGCGTTACTGTCCTGAGCTTCATCTACAATCAAAGCGTCTATCTCTGGGTCTTTTGCTTTGTCAATAAAGTCTTGGATCATATCTTGAAAGTCACAAACATAATTTGTTTCTTTGTAATTGTCATAAATTTCTTTCATGTGGCCAATCATATTTATACTATAAGGACTGTAAGAAGTTCTTTCACAGTCTTTCCAATGATCTTGAATAGTTTTACCCATACCGTGAGCGTCACTTAAGTATTTATAAAATTTATGTTTGTCAGCTTCAAAATCTCCCCCCGAAACTTTTTGTAATTTAAAAAGAGAATCTATAGCACATAAATTTAAATGATCTTGATAATCAAATATTTCTTTTCTACCTACTAACCTGCTTTTACAAAAACTATGAATAGTACAAATTTTATACTTTAAAGATTTTTTAGTTAAACCTTTTTCTTTTACTTTTGGTAATTTTAAAATTTCATCTCTAATTTCTTTAGCCGCAACTTTAGTATGAGACAATACAACTATCTTTTCATAAGAGAAATTATTTAATAATTCCAAGTACTTACCAGTAATAAAGGTACTTGTCTTACCTGTTCCTGGAGGACCTACTATAAATTTAGGTTCTTTCATTTTCTATCTCCTCATACTCGCCTTCAACAATTAAATCTTCTTGTTCTATGTAATGATCTTTTATTGTCCAAGACACACATGATTTACTATTGTATTTACCCCTATTTTTTATTGCTTTTAATATTCTTTGAATTTTTAAAACTAAATCTACTCTAGGTAAATTAACTTTCTGTCTTTGTAAGTAGTCTTCAAACTTATCTAATTTAAAATCTAACTCACTAGTTTTTGTATTAAAGTAAGGCATACCATACAAAGCTAATTCTTTTTTATTAGTGTAGGCTTTTACTTCTGTAATGTAATTACTAAAATGTTTAATAAATTTACTATCTTCTTCTGCTTCACTGACATAGTTTTTAGATTTTTCTCTGGCTTCAAACTTTCTTCTCATTATAGTTTCAAAGTCTGCTGCTTTCATTTTAGGAATCCATACAGAAGCTTTACTAATTACTGCATCATAAAATAATTTCATATTCATTAACGTTGGCCCGTCAACTATAATCTCTTTCTCAGTGGGCTCACCTTGAACTACTGCATTTATTTTAACTATGTATCTGTCACTTCCATATTCAATAATGTCTCCAATAGATTGTCTAGCTTCCTCACTAACTGCTTGTTGAACTCCAATCCAACTAAATATATCTGAAATAGCTTTTGTAGAACAACCTATAATTTCTGCTAATTTTGGTAAACCAAATTTTCTGCCTGCTTTTTTACCCGATGTACCTTTTGATTTTCTCTTGTCAGCTTCATCATCGTTTGCTGCAATAGCAATGTTATAGATAAATTCATTAATCTCTTCTTCACTCCATTCTGTATGTTTAAGTAATGCACCTGCAATTGCTGTGCAATAAGCGTCTCTAGAGCCACCAGGAGCATACAAGATACATAATGCGGTAGATAAGGCTACCTTTCTTAAATCGTTATTTAAATTACCAGGATACTCATTTAAATTATTATACTTTTCCCAAGTTACAGTTTCTGGTGCTTTACTGTGCCGTGATCCAGGTACAATGGTATAATGTTTTGAATCAGTTCTTATTTCACAAAGTGTTGAACCATGTGGAAATATTTTACAGTACTCTTTTAATTCTGCGGGTAATATAAATTGTTTAAATGTAGATTTACCCTTCCAAATAAAATGACTTGTAGGATTACTGTTACGACCAAATACATTACCAAAATCTTTTATATAATTACCAATAAACCTTTTTACTAAAGGGTTATCAATATCAAAATCTATGTCTTCATCTAATCTTAATGCTATCTCGTGATTTAAATATTTCTGTTTCCATTCTTCTTTCGTAATTTTAAAATTTGGATTAGACCAATCATTGACAACCGGTTTACCTCTAAGGCAGGGTATGACAACCCTTCCTAAATCTATCCATTGGTCATACGTAACCGGTCCATTACTTTTATTCTCTACCATCATAAATTTTTCCTAGGCGGATCCAGTCTCCCTTCTCCGCCTATTCCCTAGGAACTTATAAATTTATAGTTTTTTTAGGTTCTTGAGTTTCCGGTTTAGCTTCAATCTCACCACTGCCAACTTTCTCTGCGAAATTTTTAGCTATCTCGTACACGCCTTTATCCTGTATAGGACCAACTTGTGATACATCCCATCCAAACCATGTTCCTTTGTCATTTGACATCTGAACAGTCTTTAGTTTGTAAATGTGGCTATATGTTGGCGGTGTAAATAAACCATTTTTACCTTGTAGTTTGATACCCATCATCATTGAGTTCCATTTTCTACTAACTTTTAATTGAGTAGCTTTCATAGAAATCAATGCACTGGTAGGATTACTTCCTAACAAAATTACAAAATGATTAGCCGTGTTTTCAATATAATTACCATTTGGTAATCTATCTTTGTATGATTTGTCACGAGTAGTTTTACTCATGATATCACTTTCAGCACCATGAATTGCAACTGGAGCACCTGTACTATTGCCCCTATCTTGCCATTCAACCAACTGTCTTTTGTAGTGAACTGGAAGAACATCAATACCTTCAGCACCATCATAAAGTTGACTGCTAACTGTATTTAATATCATTCCCGGTTCAGCACCTTTAAGATATTTTGCATGTACCTTATTTACTTCCGGTGATAGTTGTCCTAACACTTTTAGAAATGGTAATGCCAAATCATCTTGAGACATATTGTTTGTACCTTGATTTGCGTCAGCTTCAAACATGTTGATTACTACCGCGCCTGCTTCTTCTTTCTTTACTATATCGTTCATGGTTATTGTTTCCTTTTTATTGTTGTTTGATTTCCAACGAATACGTTGAAAAGTTCCGTTGGCATTTCTTTACCTGCCTCTATACGTTCACGGACTAACGCTTTTAGGGTCATGGGTTCAACCTTCAACTTCTGTGTTGGTTGAAACCCACGCTCCTGTGCAAGGCTAGCATAATCTGCCGCCTTGTTATCCTCGTTACGACCAAAAGATACTGAGATCTCGTTCTTAATTATATCCCCTAGTCCATTGTTACGAAGCCAGTTAAACGCAGCTTCTCTGTTTGCAACAGTGATGCTTGCGCTATAATTCGGTTTAACAGTTACCACAGATCCATCTATTAATTTAAGTTCTGCTAATCCCATCTCACTCATTAGAGTTGGAATAACTTCCATAGACACATGGTCTTTCTGTTTTTTCTTTTCTTTTAAAGACTCTTCAGTCTTTTCAATTTCTCTATTCATTTTTTCAAGTCTTTCAACTTGATCAGCTAGAGATTGAATATTGTCTGTTTTAGACATTGCATTTTGTTGGTCTTCTTCAAAGTTTATGTTACTCATCTATCTTTCCTCTTTCATATAAGTTAATCTCAATAGAATAATATTTTCTTTCTTGCTTATCCCATTTTAGTAAGTTGTATTTACCGTTTGTTATATCAGAAACTATTGAACACGCGACACCAATAATTGCAGGATCACCTGTCAATAATAAATAATCTTTTGTTTTATAATTTGCCAATTCTTTTCTAAGTTTAAAAATAAGTGGACCTGGAGAAAATATTATTTGTGAAAGTTCTGGAAGTAAAAATTTAAACTTACCATAACTTGATGCACCCATAATATTTATTTTAGGTCTACCTTCTTGTGTACCTGGAATTTCTTGAATTACATAAACAATAGATTGTTCATCTTTTTTCATTAGATCTTCGTATTTAATTGTTTTTTCTTTCATGGTTGACAATATAGTTATTAATGATATCTTGTCAAGTAGAAAGAAGAAACATTATGAACTATAAATTTAAAACAAAACCGTATGCACATCAAATGACTGCATTAGAAAAGTCATGGAACAAAGAAAGCTATGCCTATTTTATGGAAATGGGTACTGGTAAAACAAAAGTATTAATAGATAATTTAG